ATTACTGCCTGTCTTAGGATAGATGATGTTGTTGTAAATGCAAGATTTTTCATTCCAGATCTCCACTTCTCGTGACTTTATTATATATGGGGTTGTATACGTTTTTGCGGTTAAGTATGTACCTTTTGATTCCCAAGTTGCCCAAACGCTCCCTGCTGCGTTATGCAGAGGGAACGTCTCATGAAGGACATCTTTGTACTTACTCCACAGATTCATTGTTATCGAAGTTAACGTCTGCGTCTACCTTGTCGTAGAGTTCCATGAATGATTGTTTTGTATCATCATCGAAACGATTTATACAAACTTGTAGTGCCTTTGCCTTATTCTTGAAAATAGAGTATGCACGAATGATGTGAACCAAACGACGAGTGCTGATGATCTCTTCAATACCACCATCGTAGAATGTCTTACGAATGATGTCTGCCCAATCAACAAGTTTCTTGATGAACTTATCATCATCAACATTTACACTTGCAGCGTGAAGATGAAGTAACTTCTCTTCTGTTTTTACTGCAGGATAGGATTGCTCAAAAGTTACTGGGAATCTCTCAAGGAAGGCTTCGTTGAGCACGTTAGTTCCAATAAATCTTCCGTCGTCTGAACCTCTACCCTTAGTATTTGCGGTGGCGATGACGTTGAATCCTGCTGTGGGTCTAACGAATCTTCCAATTTTTTTAAGGAAAACACCAGTTCCCTCAAGTATGCTCTGAAGGCAGAGGATTTTGTTAGAGGCAAGGTCGATTTCGTCAAGTAGCAATACTGCTCCTCGTTCGAGTGCTTCAATGACTGGCCCATTGTGCCATACGGTCTCACCATTAACAAGACGGAAACCGCCAATAAGATCATCTTCATCTGTTTCAATAGTAATGTTTACACGAATTAGTTCTCTACCAAGTTGAGCACAAGCTTGCTCCACACTGAATGTTTTACCATTACCTGATAAACCAGTGATGAATACTGGATAGAATTGCTTTGACTTAATTACATTCTTTACATCTGCAAAACCACCAAAAGGTACAAATGTATCATCTTTTACTGGAACAAGATTTCTTGATTCAGTAACTGGTGCAGATGGTGCATTGAATGTTTTCTCAATCTGCTCAACTGCTTCTTGAGTCACTTCAAGATTCCACTTACCCTTAGATACCTTATACTTTTGTAGTTTTCTGGTAACTGTATTGTAATGAATGTCGTTCATAGAACAGAATGCTTTGATATCTGCTGTAGTGAACTCAGATCCATATAATGATCTTAACTTATCTGTGATTTGTTCTTCAGTCATTTTAACTGTAAAAGGCACGTAGGACATGATGTAGTAGTTGTTTGTTTATACACTTATTATAATGTAAGTTAACACGTAAACAACACATAGTGTGCCACTTATTTAACTGTCTACTCTACCATTCCATTCTTTGAATGATGATTGTAAGTTAAGTGGTTCTGGATCTTTAATACCCTTTACTTTTTTCCAATTTGAAAACAATGCTTGAAGATGCCAAGATTGAGATAGACTCTTAGGTCCGTTCTCTAACAATTCAAGTTCCATCTTGTTAGTTGTATATTTTTTATAATCTTCTCTCCAATTGGAGTAATCAATTTTGTTATCCATAAGTAAAAGTTTTTCCTTTAATTTGAGATTGTCCCTCTGGGTTTTTACCCCCTGCTTTAAATTTACCAACACTTATTCCTTTCGCTTTTCCAAGACCACCTTTTCTGGTTGCCTGTAGTCTACCAGTTTTTTTAGTTTGTGTCAACACAGAGTCTTGTCCATACTTTTTACCAAGTGCCTTTACTGCCTTCTTGAATTTTCTCTTACCCATCTTTCCAGATGTGACAACATGAGATCTCTCTTTCACTTTCTTTTCTTTCCCATCATCACCTTTCTCTACATACGATCCAGTGACCTTTGTAGCACCTGGTAAACCTTTTCCACGAATATCTTTATCTAATTGCTTTGCCCTTGCTTTATTTTCTTTCTTTGACTTGTCACCCCTTGAACCTGAGAGGATGGCCATACCACCCTTATCAGATTTACTCTTAATACGAGAGAGACTACTCTCTTGCATAAACTCTTGAAACGTCTTCATCTCTCTTGACACTTTTTTTATATTTAGGCAATTAATTCTACAAATCGACTTAGGATTTGTTTGTTCATTTTCTTTGCAGTTAATGACTTCGTAAATGCCTTTTTGATTTGTGCTTTGGTTGCATCATCTTCGACCTCAAAATCAGAACTACTTGATAATGTTTTCGATGACATACCGAAGTAAACTTTGTATCCAACATTTTCAATTGCAACTGATTTATTTTTCCTGTAGTATCTCATCTTTTCTTTATACTCCTCAGTATTACAATCTAAATCATTCGTACGAAGGAATCTACCAACGTCTCTGGAATCCATCACTCGAATACCAATGAAGTTTACATTTGGTAATGAGTCACTAATATCCTTTAGGAGAATCGGAGTGAACTGATACCAAGTATCGGTCATCTGATATGTCTTACCTGTTTTACGATTGCGTAAGAAACAACTCTCATTGATATAATTACTACCCATGTATGGTGTATCTTCCCATTCTCTCTGTACTGTTTTATGATATGTGAGTGGACTACCTTCACCATCAGTTAGAATTACACAATTGACTTTCTCTAACTTATTTTGTTTTTGGAATCGAGGAAGTATTGAATGTAAGGCAACTATAGTTTCATTAAGCGGTGTGCCTGATAATCCCATACCCATTGGAACTACACGATTTGCATGATAGTTTCTGAATGATTTGACGATGCGATAGATATTGAGCATTTGATCTTCTAACTCTCTACCACGAACCTTACTTGTAAATAGATTCATCAAACTGAAATACTTATCAATATTAACTAAATCATCTTTTGGTTCATAAAGTGGTTTTGCATCAATGTATCCTTCTGGACTATATGTTCTTGGAAAGTTTGATGTGAAAGCATATACCTCAAATGGTATTTGAATCTTCTTACAGAACCATAGAAGATTGTATAACTGTTTGATTGTATCCTCCATCACTGTTGCCATTGAACCAGACCAATCAAGAATGAATACCAATCCATGATTCTTACCATCAGGTAATAGAGTGACTTTCTTGAATAAGTCCTCACTAAATTTGTAGTTAACAAGATTACTTGTATCAAGAACACCGGTACGACTTGTAGTAGCACGAGCATACGCACCTGCAGATTTCTTACACTCAAACTCTTTGACAAGATAGTTAACTTCTTTCTGTGCAGATCTTTTGAACTTAACAAAATCTACTTTACACTCTTCAATAAAGTTTGCCATTGAATACAGTTCTGGCATTTCAGAATCATTCTCAGGTATCTCAGATACTGCAGTTTTACATAGATTGTGAATAATTTCATTATCAATAATAAGTTCATCAATATCTAACTTAGGTAGTTCAAGATAAACATTTTCTCTACCTTGAGTATTTGCAAGATTCTTAAGTGCTTCCTCTAAACTCTCAGCAGTTTCTGATACAACTTCTTCTGATAGATCTATGGATTGATTCATATTAGAACCACCACCCATTTGTGTTTTAACTTGAACAGGTGCTTCTCCTTCTTCATCAGCATCTTCATCATCTTCTGCATCTTCATCACCCCAATCATCCCAAGGTGTAGGTTCACCATCTCCAGAATTACCAGAGAAAGGCATTGATTGTTGAGATTGTTGTTGTTGCTCTTCTTCTTCTTTCTTCTTCTCTAACTCACCTAAAACATAATCAAATATTTGTTTTGATACTTCTAATACTTCATCAAATGTCTCACATAAAGAAACTTTGTTGACATAGAACATTTCATCTGTTGAGAAAGGAATGTTGTAGTGTGTTCCAATCTTGAACTGAAGATTGATTCTGTCAAGAAGATTCATTTCAGAGATATCTTTCTGCTTAACTTGGAAGAAATCTTTCTTGTGTAGTTCTGTATATCCTTTGTAAAATGTTTTTGCAATCCCTTCATAACGTCTCTTCATCAACTTCTCAATACGAGCATCCTCAACAATATTCACAATTGAAGGATTCATCTGATAATCTTTCCACCACTCTCTGTCTGGTGTGTAGAGTGCATGTCCAACTTCGTGACTCACTAACATATCAATCACTTCATCAGTTGTGTTCTCCCATGTTGGTAATGTCAACACTCTTGATTGTACATTGAACTGTGCTGTCTCAACTTTCTTGTGCTCTACAACTAAGTCTTCTGTAGCAAGTAATTTAGCAAGTTGTGATTTGATTTCGTGTTTGATTGTCATTGGATCTCTGTCTGATATACTCATTATACAAAGAAACCCTACCGTTGGCAGGGTTAAGTAGACACTTTATCAACTGTCTACGTCTTTCTCTTGCAGAACGTAGAGCTTGTGGTTTAAGTTTTCGTTTCTTCTCCTTCTTGGAGTGATGTTGCCAGTTTGGTATTGTCATAATCCTCCTTGCCAAAAATTATCTGTAACCGGTTGCATGTTTCTTGATACCAAATACAAACTTATGTTAGTAAAGAACCAAAGAATATTTATGATCCATGTCTGTTTCCAAAGATACTTTCGATTCGTCTCTACTATAAAAATATTTCTCTCATTTCCTGTTGGTCTTACCACTTGTTCTAATATCAATGCAACCACAAATCCGATTGCGTAGATGTAGAAAGCGAAGTTAAGGAAACTTGATGTTGTTATTAAAAATGGAATCATTTGTTTTTTGTAATTTTTGTACTAAGATTTTCTGGATTCTTGTGAGACGATGGATGAGAAACCTCTCAACTTATCAAACTTAATCACACTGTCGAACTTATCATGCAGGTCAGACTTATGTGAAATGACAAATATATTTGCATCACGAATGACAAACTTGATAATCTTAAGAAACTCATCAGTTCCAAAACCATCAAGTGAACTATCAAATACCTCATCCATGATTAGTAGATTTGTATTGACAGAGTTCTTGACTCTGGCAACTTCTCTCCAAGTGAATAGCAATGCCAAATCAATACGCATCTTTTCACCTTCACTAAAAGATGAATATGAAAAGTCTTCATGTATTGGAGATTTCACTGTTTCACTAAACTCTTCATCAAGAGTAAAGTTAATATAGAAATCCATCATCTGCAAGTAACGATTGACTTGTGCATTGATGTATGGGAGGTATTTTTTGATTATTTTAGTCTTAACACCATCGTCTTTCAAAAGTGAATATGCAAAATCATAATGATAAATGTCTTGCCTCTTGACCGATAGTTCATCAATGGTGGTGTTTAGACTGCCCTTAAACTCTTCTAATTTCTCATTTTCAATATTTCTGTCTTTAAATTGTTTGGTAATAGTTTGAATTTCTGATTCAAGATCTCTGATCTGTCTCTGGTTGAGAGAGATGTGAGTATTGTTTTGAGAAATGTCATGGTTGAGTTTCGTAATCTCCTTTGATAGTTTTTTGAATTGACGTTCTCGGTCTTGTTCGGTCTTGATGGATTCTTCAAGGTCATTGAAACCTTTTTTAAGTTCCCTCGCTTTAGTTTGAACGTCAGCAATTTTATTTAACCGAAATGATTCTTCTATCGGTTGTGTACAGGTGGGACAAACCGTATTATCTGTGAAAAACTTATGTTCTTTTGTAATGGTAGATACCTTATTGGAAATCTGTCCTTTAAAGTTGTTCAGTTTGGACAGTTTCTTGTCAGCACCTACATACTTTTCTTGCTCTGCTGAAAGTTCTTCAACATTAGTTTCTAAGTTTTTATTTGCAGACACATAATTATCTGACTCAGATAACAATTCATTTATCTTATCATGATTTGATTTAATTTTTTCCTTTCCCTGATCAGAGAGTTTCTGAATTAAATTATTTTGCAGTTCAATCTTGTCTTTGAGATTCTCTTTCTTCAAATCCAATGATTTAATTTGTTCTTTCTTTGTGCGAATATTATCCTTTATCAAATTATTCATCACCGAGAAGATTCGTATGTCCAATAAATCCTCAATCACATCTCTACGATTCGTCGTAGATAATTGCATAAATGGAACAAATGTACTACTACCCAATATAACGATTTGTGTAAATGACTTATAATTTACTTTAAGTATATTCTCTTCTAAAATTCTTTGGTTTGCACGATCATCAGATTCTTTATGTAGTGGATTACCATTGACTTCAATATCAAATAAATTTGGTTTGATTCCTCTACGAACTAAGTAGTCACGACTATTGACAGAAAATTCTACCTCAACAACACAGTCTTTTTCATTTGTGGCATTGATGAGTTGTGATTTTTTAATTTGACGAAAGGATTTATTAAACAATCCAAATGTCAAAGCATCTAACATCGTTGACTTTCCTGCACCATTTGTACCTATGATAAGGTTTGTATGGTTTTGTTGAAAATCTATCTCGTTAAAATGATTACCGGTTGATAAAAAGTTCTTGTATCTTATCTTTTTAAAAATGATCATTATTTAGGTGGTATCACAATATCATTCGGAGTAATTATCGAATACTTATAATTATACATCTTACACGTCCGAAGTGCAAGTGCATCGTCAACTTCGACTAAATCCATTTCTTTATCTTCTTCATTCTCCAACATCATAGCATATCTTTCTGCATCGTCTTCTTCTTCAAATAAAAACAACACATGATTGCCATAACCATCTTGCACAGCGTATGCACCCTGTTCCTTTTTGTCTCTTAATGTAAGAATAAACATTACTCTACCTCGCAAGATTGTCTGTATAAGTCTTTGAATATATTCTTAATGATACCTTTATCAATATCAAATTCTGATTCATCAATGTAACGATTTAATATTGAGAGAGTGTTTTCATCTTCTTCAACATCAAAGTTTTCATTCGTGCTCAACTCAAAGTTCTCAACAATTTTTAGATCTTGTACACCTGCTCCATAAAGTTTGTCAATAAATTTTTCAAATTCTTTCGGACTTGTCTTCTGACGGACAATAACTTTTACAATTTTATTCTGATATTCAGTCGCATTAAACAGTTTATAATTAGTATCTTCATAATATATGTTATAAAATAATTTATAAGGATTGTTAATTGACTTATGAGTAAGGGTTTCCGTATCAAAGATGTGGAATCCTCTCTTATCATTTACATCATTCCAATACATCTCATATGGATTACCCAAATAATATATTTTTCCATTATCAGATCTTGTGTGATAGTGTCCAGAATATACCTTTTCAAACTTATCAAAGACCTTCGTATCCATACCGTCTTCCATCACATGACCACGATGAGCGCGAAAACCATTCAACTCTAAGTGACCCATCGCAACTCTTGCCTGGCTCGCTTTAATGGCATCCAGAGACTCTTGATAGTTCTCACTACATATCCAAGGTACAAATAAGATATCTAATCCATCAACATTGATTGTATTAATCGAACTATAAGTTTCGATATTTGAATAGTTTTGAAGAAGTAATTCTGGTGAATTAATAAAGTTTGTATTCTTGTAGTAACAATCATGATTACCGACGATTGCATATACCTTATACTTCTTCATCGGTTCGAAGACAACTTCTCTTGACCATTCAAGACTTTGATAATCAATTGACTTACGACTATCAAACATATCTCCCATATGAATGATTGTATCAATTCCTTCTTTCTCTAATGTCGGAAAGAATATATTGTCATAAAACAAGCGAAAGTAATCATGAAGACCCTTTGCACCTTTTCTTGCACCGTAGTGTGTATCTGTGATAATGGCAACACGCATTCTATCGGTTACCTCTGTATTGAATTGAATCTTTGATTTGATTATACTGACTGTTCTCTCCTGACATTGCGTTGTCATCAACTGCCATCACTTCATCAAAACCAGTCTTCTCGATAATCTTTGTTTTAATATCTAATTGTTTTTTCTCTTTTTGAATCCTTCTCAAAAATGCATAGTGTATAATCTGCGTAAAGTAAGCAAAAGGATTCTTTGATTTCTCAGGATCAAAGTTATGAATGTATTGAACGCAGTTTTCAATACCATCTGATATCATATCCTCACGGAACATATAATTTACAAAGTTTGGTTTATATGATAAATGTGTAGCAATTTTGAGGAAACACTCACCTAAGTAATTTGGAATTGGTGGTTTACCTTCCCACGGACCTTTCGGTGGTTCTTCCCCATACTTTTCAATGTATACGTCTTTTGCCTTTTGAACATAAGAACGGTAGACAATAAGTGCCTCTAAAAGTTGTTTGTTGTTTACATAGTGTTCAGTTCTTTTCTTTGGCATAACTGGATTACACTCTCTTAGAATTAAATTTAGTATAGCATAATATCAAGAGCTTGACAAGGTATGTGTTTTTGTGTACAATAACCTTTGTAAGGTTTGGAAGGAAATATTAAGTATCTTTTATGTCTTTCTTAAAGAGATCTTCAAGATCTTTACGAGCATCTTTGACAGAAGATAGATATCCCATCTTTGGAGTAGGCATCACGGATCCGTCTAAGGATTCTTCTTCATCAGTATCTTCATTGTAGTTATTATATACATCAATTAATTTTTGATCCTTTGCTTCAATCATTGTGATCACTTTATCAAGTCGAATCATAAACATAGATTCTTCAGTCAAGTTCAACCAAGGTTTCACTTTGATCATACTTCCACCAGGTGTATTCACAGTTGAAATTACAACAGGATTTTGTAACACAAGAATTGGATTCTCATCATTCTCATCCACAGAGACCAAGGCAAAGATTTCTTCGCCTGATACCAGTTTGATAATGCTGTAAAATTCCTCTTCCATTAGTCTTTGATTGGTACGTTTATTATATCATAGTTAAAGTTTTCTTCGTTATAAATCTTAATTCTTTCAATTAAGTGATTCAGTGTGTAGTTTTTTCGACTTTTATATCTAATATCATCAGCAATATCATATAGAGTTGCCTTGGATTTTTTATCACCCTTTCGAAGAACTCTTCCAATTGATTGTAAGTTTCGAATTCTTGATTTAGAAGGTGAGGCAAATATTATATTGTGTAAATTTTTGATGTTAATGCCGGTAGAAAAGGTGCCGTACGAGGCAACGATAATAGCATTGCTCTCCTTCTCAGTGATTGCTCGAACCTTTTCTCGGTCTTCGGTGTCCACTCCACCATGAATAAAAAAGACATTACGATTATCAATCTTTTTATTATTTATCATCTCATACAATGGTTGTCCGTGTGCTTCAACTCTTGCAAAAAGTATGAGAGTATTGCCTTTGAGATCTAATGCAAGATTACGAATGAAACGATTTCTCTTTTCATGACTGATAATATACTGCACTTCATCTTCAAATGTTTCAAATTTATTCGGTGAGTGTTTCAATAGAAGCACGTTTATATCTAATGTTGCCAGATGACCTTTCTTCATTAACTCATCAGTCTTAATAATTTTGTAAGACGGACCAAATAAACCCTCTAATACCCACTTATGTGTCTGTGTTCCATCCAGTGTGCCAGTAAATCCAAACCGATATTTGGCATCTGAAAGTTTTGTCATTATAGATATTAGTGATTTCGATTTAAACTGGTGCGCCTCATCCCCGATTACCACAGAGAATCGCTCAAAATACTTTCTGGGGAGTTTGTAGATTGATTGCCAAGTTGTAATGATTACCTGAGAGTTCGTCTCTCTTTCTTTACCTGCGTATATTTTGTGGCAAAATGAACCAACGTCCCATCCATAATCCTCAAAGTCTTTATACATCTGTTCTACTAGCGAAGTCGTCGGAACAACTATCAGAATACTTTGTTTCTTTTCAACGTAGTATCTCACAATCGAGTATATCATCAGAGACTTTCCTGAGGCAGTTGGAGATATCAATAATTTTCGATTATGTTTTAAAGCGTCGTATACTCCCTCTATCTGATAGTCTCTGGGGACGTGCTTACATATAGAATACATATAGTCCTTGACACCCTCTTTGGATATCAAGTCATTCGTTTGGAATGGTAGTCCGTAATATTCGTTGTCTTTAAATTCGTAAGTATAGTTGTGGTCTTCACAAAACTGTATAAGTTTATCAAGTAACCCGACATATATCTCTCCTGTGTGATTACTAAACAGACGTATCTTCCCATCCCAGTATTTGTTACGATACTGTGGCATAAATTTAGCACCAGGCACATCAAAAGTAAAGTAGTCAGATAGTTCGTAGTAAACGTGTGCTTCTGATTTTACTTGTAAATTTACCTCATTCTTTTTGGATATGCTCAAATGAGACATAACTTCACGTCAATATAAAGTATATATTAACGTTTTATAAGTCTGTTTTTGAATCAGGAAACTGTTTCTTAAAGTCGTAATCTGTGATTACTGTAAAAAATTTAGTCTTCAAAGTATTGAAATATTCTTTCTCTTCCGTTTCTTCATCATCAACATCAATTAAATTTGAGTAAACTCGAATACAATTATACAGCATTTTAGTTTCCTTGATTCCAATACGAAGTTCAAGACTCCAAGATGGAACCTTTTCTTCTTCTGGTAACTCTGCGTCCATTAATTGAAACCTGCTTGAAATTTATTCCACTCGATTGCATTCTTAATTTGGTATGTGCGATTTGATATGATTCGAATGATTTCTTCAAGATATTTTAATATAGTATCATAATACTTTATCTTCATGTTAATTGTATTTAGTTTTTCATCTGCGTCCATATGCCTCTGTATGGCATCTTTCTCTCTTACCTTATACGGAAATGGTTCAGCAGCATAAACCTCCGCTGGTGCCTTTCCAGTGTAGTAATTGTATCTTTCTAAGCGTATTCGGTTGTAAGAATCCCTTGCCTTCTCTCTCAATAATGTGATTGTATTGTAGATTGTGTAATACTTTGAGTGAAGTTGAGGTATTTTAAGTGATTCATCATGTAGATTATCAGGATCGATGCGTGAATCTCTTTCCCACATTTCCTGAATTTTTTCAAGATTCATAAGGGTGTGCGTCCGTCTGCTCCAACAATTTCGTAGATAGTATACTTGAAAGTAACCTCTGCTGTAAAGTAGTTTACATCAGTATCAGTTGCTTCAAATTCAAGTGAAGTTAAAAATACTGGAAATAAATCCTTGAACTTCACAACAGCAACCTGTCTAAAATTACTATTTAAGATTGATAAACTACCATCACTAAAAATTTCTTCTCTGTCTCTCAGTCCTTCTTCATCAGTTGTTGCATCTTTAAACTCTTTTGTGCTTTCTGGATAACCTAAACCTGTCAACCAATTATGTATCGCCATGTAGTTAGTTAAATTTTCATCAACTAAAAATCTTAAATTAAAATCACCATACGAAAGTTTATCGCCAGGCACGTCTATATCTTTTAGATACACTGGTTGAATTGCAGTTCCTAATGAGATATCTGGTATACGTGCAGAGTTACTAAAAAAGGTTGCCTTCGGAACTTTATTTAATGAAAATTGAAATCCTATCGGTGATAGAAAATTTCGATTCTCAATTTGATTTGCGTATGCTCTTGCCATTATTCTTCGACTACAGTGCTATTTTTCCACCAAGAAGGTTGATAAGTATAGGTTTTATCACCTAAGGTTCTTGTTTCTGTTGTTGCTGCTTGTGCATCAGCGTCTGATTTATTCTCATATATCTTTCTTTTATCATATTCATTTGTCCAGTGATTGTCACCAGAATAATATTCTACTCCATCAGTTGGAATGGCAGAACCCAATGCACTTGTTGTTTTAATATGATAAGGCATTACATTCTCTCCCCTGATTGTTTAGTGAATCTTGTCTTGACTTTACCAAGTTTTTTTCCACCAAATTGTTTTGCTTTATCTTTCAATTCACTAACTTTATCAGCAGCAGCTGCTTTTTTTGCAGCAAACTTTTCCTTTGCTTTTTGAAGTGCTGTTGGTTGTGGTTGCTCTTCACCAGATGCAAAGGCAGATGATGCCATCTCTTCGATAAATTTATTGAACGACTTCATTCTTTCCAAATCCATTTTTAACTATTTAGTTAACGGAGTTTATATGATCAATTATAGCATAAAAAAAAGGGACTCGCAATGAGTCCCTTTGAAAAATATGTAAACTAAGATTTACATTAGGTTCTTAACTGTAACTCTTCTGTAGTATCTGTTGCTATTAGCAGTGATTCTACCAAGTCCAGCAGTTGTTCCTTCAGCGAATGGGTTTGCTACGATTCCGTAACGAGTCTTAAAGCCAATTTTTGGCTGGAAGGTGTTTTCTCCCACTGCTCTTACCATCTGTAGTGGAACGTAAGGGCAATAGAATAAACCAGCGTCGTAAGGAGATGTACCTTTGTAACCAATAACATAGTACTGAGTACCAACTGAAGTTGTTTGGTTAGATGAGAATGGGTCAATATACACTCTGTACTTACCTTGAAGAACACCAGCAAATGTGTTACCTGTGTCATCAACGTTAAGGTTTGCATTAAGAGCAGGAGTGTAATCTAAAACACCAGCCATTGTTAGTGCAGATGCAACATCAGCAGAACAAAGGATCATGTTACCCTTTCCTCTACGAGTTCTTTGTGCGATTGCGTTTGCATCTCTTTCCATCTGGAAGATGAGACCTTTGAACTTCTCAACAGACCATCTACCGTTTGAATCGGTATCAAGATCGAATGTTCCAGCAGTTGCAACGTTACTTGCTGCACCAGTTTCAGCAGACTTGTAGATAGTTCTGATAACTTCTCTGTTGATTTCAGCAAGTATCTCTGTTGAGAGAATGTTTGCTAATTCTGCCTCTGCATTCAATCCGTGGATTGCCTTAAGGTCTTGTGCAAGTTCTAAACTGTACTCAGCTTTGAGTGCTCTGGACTTCGCAGTCACAGTAACTTTCTCGATGCTGAATCCCATTTGACGGAACTCACGACTGTCTTTACCAAGAGATTCTGCCTTCTCTGTGTCCATACCACGACCAGTCTTATATGCTAACTGAGTAGTACCTGAACTTGGGTTTAAAGCAGATGGGTCGGATGACTGACTTGAACCACCAGTTGTACCGAAACCAACGGAAACTCCGTCTGAACCTGATACGTATGGATTACCAACGTCACCAACAGCACCAGAAGAACTAACTGCTGAGAATGCAGTATCTGCTTCGTTGAATAGTGCCTCAGGACCAGTCATGTTTTCGAAGCGTGAACGCATCGCGAAGATAAGACCTGTTGGACCTGTCATTGGTTGTACACCAGCAAGGTCATAAGCGACCAAGTTTGGCATTGAACGTCTGATTAGACTGATTAGTACTGGATCGAAACCTGCTGTAGGTGATCCTGCGTTAGCAGAGAAACCTGCTGTTGCGCCTGATGAATTTGTGAAGTTTGTAGGTTCTTCGGAAAGAAACTCTCTCTCTTCTCTAATTGCTTGTTCTTGGTTCTCCAAGAGTGCTGCGGTCACTGCTCTACGATGTGGATCTTTGATTGGATCTAAACCTTCGTAGTCTAATAGCGGTGCCCACTTCTCCTGAAGATGATCAGAATTTGGGGTTTGCATTTAATTTTACCTTATTTTAAGTTTGATTTATAGTATAAAAATCACTTTTTAACAGATCTTCTTATCGCGTTGAGGTAGGATTCCATCGAACCAGTGACTGCTGGTTGCTGATGACCTGTTTCCGCACCTTCGGATAAGTTTTCTGATTTTTCTGTTGGAGTGCCAGGATTAGCTGGGAAATAAGAATTTCTCAGTGTAACTAGCTTCTCACGATAGTTGTCTTCACCATCAAACTCAACATTTTCGGCGAGACTTGCAAGTTTGTCCTTCTGTGTTACAGCAAGACCTTCAGATACATCTGCTAAGATGACATCAGAAGTTGATTCTGCTAATCTCTTATTAAGAGCAATGTTTTTATTAATCTGCTCGTTGAGTTTTCCTTCCATTTCATCAAGTTTTTCTACCATGCTATTAAGTACATCGTATTTGTCTTCAGGGATTGTTACATAATGATCTTCAAATAGACTCTTCATTCCTGTTAAGAATGAGTCTGTCATTTCTGTCTTAAGACCTGCTTCAACAGCAAGTTTGTTCTCAGACATCCATTCGTCAGACACATACTCAAGATATGCATCTACACGATCGGCAAGTTCTGCCTTAACAGAAGCAACTTCTTCTACAATAGTTTTTTCATATTGCTCTTGTAGTTCAGATTTGACTTCTGAAATCTTTGTTTTTATTGCTGCTTCAAAAATAGTACGTGCCTTATTTTGAAACTCCTCAGATAACTCCTCGCCTTCAAGTAATGCAGTAAGATCTTCTTCTACATCAATTGAATCTTCGATTTGCTCTTCGGCTACAACCTCTTCCTCTTCAGAAGATTCTTCCTCGGCAACAATTTCTTGTTCTTCGGATTCTGTAGTCTCCTCTTCGGATACAACATCTGCCTGGTCCTCAGTAGTTTGCTCTTCTTCAGCAACTACATCACCTTCTACTTCTACCTCTTCTTCCTTCATTCCTTTTGGTGCAGGTTCAGCAGGTTTTGCCCCTTTATTGACAATATCCTTAACTTGCTTCAAAATCATTGAAGGATCTTTGAGTTTTGCAGAATCATCATCTACTTTATAATTTTCAGGAGTTGGTCCACCTAAGTCTTCAACTGTTGGTGGTGTACCACCTGTAGTCAGTTTTGGCATAGGCTCTGCAGGTTTTGCTCCTTTGGTTACTACGTTTTCCATTTTGTCTAAATTGTTCCCAACGGACGGTTTGTTTATTTTTAGTTATAAAAACTAATATTATTTATAGAACTTAAAGATTTAATAAAAAATCGTTAAAAAGATTTAGTTTATGCTCTTCAAGTCTTTTCTGATCAACGAGTGTATTAATACGCTTCTCAGTCTTTTGTGCGAGTTGTTCACGAAGAATTCCTCCTTCCCAAACCCACTCTTTTCCTTCCATAATTCCAGATACAAAAGCATCAGGAGCAGAAGGATCTGCAACAATATCTGCAGCAGTTGCTAACATGAAATCTTCACCTACAACTTTGCATCCTTTGTTGTCTTCTCTAAGTGATCCGACACCACGAGAAGATACTCCAAGTGTTACACCTTCGGCAATAAGAGATTTTGCAATCTTACCCATTGGAGTTTCTAAAAGTTGTGCCTTACCAATAAAATTATTTCCCTCTTGACGAAGTGATGTAATTTTATGTGATACGCGATCTAAGTTTACTGTTGGTCCTTCTGGATGTCCCAGTTCACCAAGAGCACGACCTTTTTCTACAAAAGATTCATTGTATCTACCAACCTCTTTTGCAAGAGTGTTTACTGGATACATTCTACCATTACGATTTTTGATGTCGCCTTGTAGGAAGACACCTTCAATATACATTTTCTTTTTAGCACCTTTTCCTTCGGTGATAAATTTAACGCTTGAAATTTCTTCTGTGATTAGTTTCATCTTTCTAATTGGTAAATCCTACTTTTGCACCTAATACATCAGTTCCTGCATTTACGAAAACAACATCTGTATGATTTTTTTCTAACAATTCTGTGGTATTCGCTAATATAGTGAAACTTCCAATAGTGGATATTCCACTTCTATTTTCGTGAACTGAAACTAATCTGTCGTTGTCAGATGGGTTTGCCAAACGAACAACTGTCGCTTCACTAAAACTCGTCGCAGTTCCGATTGCATTTGGAACGGTTATTTGTGTTCCTTTTACAAGAATTCTTGTCATTCTTCTGGTTCCTCAGGTGTTTCTTCAGGTTCAACTTCGTCAACTTCACTATCATCAAACATTGATGCACCCACATTAGAACGTTCTGCTTCAATTCTTTCAGCAGATTTTGCTAATAATACATCTTTAATTTTATCACTAATTTCATTCGGAGATGAGTCAGTGACTATCAAATCTACAATTTCTTCCATTTAAACTAATATAATGTTATAAATTATTTATATCTCCATAGATTTAGTATCTTTTGCAAGTTGAGCATCAGTTACTGCAGCGTCTTTTTCTAAATCTGGTTCTTGTGGAATATCACCTAAATCACCTTGTGGCAATGGTTCTCCAGTAATTGGATCAACTGCTTCTGGATCAGGTATAATTCCATCTTTAATTTCCTGTTCAATTTGCTCATCAATTTCTAAAATCTCACTATCAGTTTGACGTAATATTTTTCTTCTTACATAGTCATTTGAATAGTATTTACCAATGTATGGTTCGATTGTTGCAAGTGTTGCCAATCTTTCATTCATCAGTTCAGATTCTTTGAGTTCTGAGAATTGATTATCATACAAGAAATCATATTGAATATGCTCTCTCATTTTCTCCCAGTCATCAGGAGTTACAATATTTTTTAGAATGAGTTGAGTCTTCAATAGATCATTGAACATCTGAGCAAATCTTTTTCTTAAACGTCCAACAAACTTTGTAAACTTAAGTTCATCTCTCAAGATTTCAGATGATCTTCCTAAGTTAAATCCACCATCAGATGCGATACGTGACTCAGGAACATTTAATGCACGATATAATTTTTTCTGGAAGTATTCAATATCTGATAATTCACCAAGATTTTGTCCACCAGGTAGAGTTGTAATCTCAGTTCCACGACCACCTTCTCTTCTTGGTAACCAGAAATCTTCCATCATACTCATAAATTTACGATCATCACGAACTTCACCAGTTTGTGCATTGTAAACTAACTTGTTACGATAGCGATTCATCACCTCTTTGAGGTATTGTTCCGCTTTTATTTTTGGTAAATTTCCAACATCAATATAGAATATTCTTCTTTCTGGTGCTCTTGATAAACGATAGATCACAAGACTATCTTCAATCATTCTTAATTGATTTAATGCCTTAATTGCCTTATGCATATAGGATAAAACATTTCCACGATTACGATCAATTAATCCTGATGTGCAATAAGTGACTGCATCTTTTGCAATTTTAATACCTTTATTACCACCTGCACTTGACATCATTGTTGTTGGATAGTTAGGTGCTGGAGTGTAAATGTAATATTCTTCCAGTTCAGGTGTAATTACATTTGCTTCGTTCTGTCGATTATTAATTTTGACATAAGGATCACCCTTATCTTTTTTCTCTTTACGAATATATCTTATCTTCAGTGAATCAATATAACGAATATCTTTCAAACCCTCCTCAGGTTTTTTCTGATCAATAACTTTTAAATATGCTAATTTACCATCTACATACCAGTTACGGAATATTTCGTGTGCTTTTCGATCAAAATCTAATATCTCTTTTATATTCTTAAATTCTTGTCTTACTAAAGATTTGAGTTTATCACTTGCATTTAAATTTGACAATTCGATTTCAACAGGTGAGTCATAAAGATCACTTACGATTGCTTCATTGACAACATCTTCTATAGCACTATCACACTCAGGGTGATTTGCCATTTCTCTGTATCTTCTGATTAAGTCGTGCTCATTTTTATAAACACCTTCGATGTCAACGTATTGACCATAAAAACCACTCTGTATATAATAGTCAGACCCGTCCTCATTATTTTGAGGAACGGGTGAGACTACCGAGGGCGGTGTCTTTTCTTTATCATCAACGGAGAACCCAAAAAGTCTTGCCATATTATAATTTAACTGTTATTTTATTATTTATCTGATATTTTCACCACCAGCAGAAGAACTAGTTCCCTTGAAGGCTTCCCACCAGTGAACTTGCATCTCTACGGTAAATTCTTCAATCGTATCTGTTGTTTCGTAACTTAGATCAATTGTTGAAATATTAGTTGGGAAAATGTCCCAGAATTTGTATGAACGTAGTATTGAACCGTCACGATCTAACTGGTGAACAAATGCATCTTTATGATATTCATCTGGGTCAGTTATTCCTGTGGCATCTTCTAACTTGTTAATTACATTCATCCATTTTTCCATCGCAGAGCGAATTACGAAATCTGTGTCGTTGATAACAGTGATAGTCCATGTTTCGAATGTTCTGTCTCCTGCTACTTTTAAAATACGACCTCTGAATGGTATTTCGACTGGAGCAATGGTTGATGCTGGTAGTGCAGCTGCTTTTACAAGAAATCTTGATTTCTGTAAAACATCGTTATCGATAGCGACTGCATCTGGAAATGCTAACTCAACCTCAAAGAGATTCGGTCTAGCACCTCCACCAGTTAATTTGCTTTTGAAATCACTAATCTTCCTTAGAGGAATAGTGTTAATTTGTTGACGGGATGGCATAATTGAAAACCTCTACTTTATTAAACGGAACCGATCACTTCTTCAAATGATACGCCAGTTCTTGTGGCGATGAATGTAAGACCAATAAAGTTGATTGATCTTGCAGGTTTAACAAAGATGTCTGCTATGAATTCATTGTTATCTATAACAGCAGCAGTGTTATTTGTTTCATCGCAAATAACGACATAATCTTGAATACCTCTCTTGGACTGAACGTCACGTAGGAAAGGTTCAACAATGTTCACAAAGTTTGCCCTTGTGATTTCATCGTTAAATTCGAATAATTGATCTTTCGCTGCAGCAGAGATACCATCTTCGAGATAGATGAATAATCTACGTACATTAATACGATCAAATGCTGATGCTTTTGCAAATCCAGTTTTATCACCGAATAATACAATTCCTGCACCAGGTGAGAAGATAACTGGATTTATTCGACTTGAATAAAGTTTATCTCTCTGTATTTTAGTAGGATTGTATGGTAATTTAACTGCGTTTAGAATTGCACCTCTTGATGTACCCGCTGGTGAGAACCAAGGGAAGTCATTGATGTCAGTTCTTGCACATACTCCAGCAATATCTCCATTAAGTGGAATATATCTGAAGGTATTATTAAACCTATCATACATGTATTTGTACCCACTGTCAAATACTGCGAAGGTTGTTGAACTTATTGTATCATAAAACTCAACAACATTGTCAGTTATTGTTGAATCGCTGTAAATTGTGACTGCTGTATCATCAGATGTATCTGATAGAATACGATCTCTTGATGGTGAGATGAATGCAACTGCATCCTTTCTGAGTTCTGCAACTGTAATTAATTTTTCAGCAAGTGCTCTTGTGCGATCCTGCCCATACTTTCCAGAACCCATCAATAAGAAGTCTACATCAACTGTTGTGTCATTTTCAAACTCTCCATAACCACTGATTAGGTCATCAAGTCCTGAATCTAATGCACCAGTTGTTGTTAAATCAGTCTTACCACCGTAGTTTAAACCACCTGATAATACTAAATCTTGCTTTCCTGAACTGTTGAAAACAATTCCTTCAGCATCTTGATCCCAACCACCATCTGCAAATGGTGTCGCTGTTGTGCCTGGTGCGAATCCAGTTGCGAGTGTACCGATTCCTGCACCACCGCCTCCAAAGATATACTCTGAAGTATTATAAAGATATTTTCTCCAGTATGATGGTGAACCTACTGAGAACTCAGCATCTTTTGCTTTTGATAGATTCAAATGCTTCTCAAGTATTGTTCCAGCATTACCAGTGACTGTTCCTTTTGCATCAATTACAACCACATGAACTTCATCAAAACGACCACCTCTTGCAGCGGCATAGGATGAAGTGCCTGGTTTGTCAGCAATTGTGTTCCACTTAATAGTGCTTAGAGATGTTGTACCTCCAGAAGTCGCAGTTGAAATTGCTAATGTCTGATTGTCAAACCA